GCTGAGATGGCACGGTCCTTGATCATCGTGTCTTCCATCTTGCGGACATAGCTCCTGTTCGTGAGCCAGATCAAGATGAGGAAAGCGAGCACCGCGCATAGCCAGAAGACATAAAAGATATAGAGAATGGTCATGATTGCTCCCTTTCTTTATGTTCTTGCATACATCTTGGTCATGATAAATAGCCTGTAAACTTGCTCCACAGGCGGATGTATGGTATAATGTTGGGGTAATAATGTTTTGCCAGAGCGATGCTGGAAACATCCCCTGGCCGATGACAAGGAGCAAGCCTTATCATGGACACCAGTATACCCCAGAAGATTTGTAGCTCGTGCAACAATCCTTTTCCTGCTACTACTGAGTACTTCCCCGCTAATGCCATGGTAAAATGTGGTCTTCAAAATCGATGTAAAATATGTCGATCTGTACACCGTAAAGCCCATAGAGCGGAGAATATAGAGACCTATCATGCCTATGAACAGGCAAGGATTGAAAAGCACAGAGAAGATAATCGTAAGTATAAAGCTGTTCATAGAGATGAAGTGAGAGCACAAGGTAGGCTTGACGCAAAAATACATGCTGAACAGAGAAAAGCCTATATCAAGGCTCATCCTGAGCAGCGCAAGGCCGCTCTCCAAAAGTATGCAAAGAACCATCCAGATGAAAGCAGAGTGCGCAAGCATAGAAGACGCGCATTGATAAAAGGGAATGGTGGTACTCATAGCCAATCCGATATTCGCAAGCAGTACGCCAATCAGAAAGGCAAGTGCTATTACTGTAAGGCCAAAGTTGGCGCTAAGTACCATGTTGATCATGTTATCCCCTTGTCTAAGGGCGGCTCCAATGGCCCCGAGAATATTGTGATTGCCTGCCCTACTTGTAACCTGAACAAGAAAGATAGAGTTATTAGATTGCTGTAAATTAAGATCGGGCATACATCTTCTCCCAGCTACCGACATCCGGGCCGCTAATAGCCTCTATCGTGTACCACGGCTGTTGCACCATGGCCCCGGTTGGTCCCTCCGTCGTCAATTTCGTTTGTACCTGCCTGATCAGGAACAAGCCATCTTTGATGCCATGCTCCGGCAGGAACACATTGAACAGTTGCCCCGGCGCTAAGCCAAAGCGCCGCGTCGTGGCCTTGAGCAATCTCCCGCGCACACTGTACTGGTTGAGCCGATCTTGCGCCAAGGCATCGCCTTGCGCCTTGGTGAGCCCGGTGCCATCCTCCACATTGACGACAATGCCAGTTGTTTTCGTGAGCAGAAACGTGCCGCTCAAAGCACGCGGGACGTAGAACGCAGAACCAGCGCTTTCGACAGCCGCGATGGCCGTCTGCTCTGCCCTGTTATCGGCCTGGCTGTAGGTCACGTATTGCCCTGGCCCTGTGAAATTGAGCGTAAACGTTGCGTCATATACTGAGCCGGAACTGTCCTCGGTGATTGTTTTATCGCCAACGGCGTAGTAGAACTGTTTGCCCGTATCGACATTCTTCACGCCCACCGTCGCTGTCGACTGAACACCATTCACGGTCACTGTGATTGTTGGGACACCAGCCCATTCATTGCCAAACGTCCAGGACGTAGAAACCCCGTCTCCTATCTTCGTCTCGTTGATGGTGACCGGGGCCAGCACATTCTCGATGATTTGCCGGTTACGGTAGAGGTCTGAACTATCCTCGACGGTGATATTGGCGTCCTGAAAATCAGCAGTCAGCAGGCCATTATCTATCCAGCCCGGCGTGCTTGAGCCGATCCAGGGAGCTGGTACGCCGTTGGTCGGCAGGAAGTACGGCGTTTTATTCTTATCGATGTACCACCAGTAGTTTGAGCGCTTCGCCAGGTCATCGTTGTTCTTGTCGATATACTTGTGGTAGTAGTTCGTCTGGGGGACCAGCACACCGAGTGCGATCGTGGTGCCAAATGCACACAGCGTTGCATCGGTGACCTGCGGTGTGGCCTGCGGGTTGGTGGTAGCCAGTCTCAGACGTGTTTGGACGGTATGGCTGCTCACGTTATCGCCTTGCGGTTGCATATTGATCTGATAATAGCGGCTGATCTTTGCCGCTACATCATTGCGCATGCCGCACTTGCCAGCACCCACCGGCGTGCCATCGGTATAGGTGAGTTGCTGCACGCCATCCATGTAGGCGGTGATCACAGCGCCGAGCATCGTCACCCGGAACCGATGATAGGAAGGCCGAGGCCACACCAGGCCGGTCGCTTGCGCTACCTGCGTTCTTACCCCTGCAAGCACTCGGAATAGCGTCAAGCTGCTCTGAGGACTGCCTGAACTACTGCCATCCCTTGCTACCAGGTCGTAGAAATTATTCCCGTCGATGAAGTGCCACACCAGGCCGCCGTTGTCGCTTTCGTCCATGTCCACAAAGAAATCGATGTCGGAAAGTGCGGTAGCGAGGTTGTTGATATAGAGCGCATTGGTACCGCCGGTGAGTAGCAAGCGACTATTGGCCGTATCGAAGGTGGCCGAGGTCACAGCCGCGCCCCCGGTCGCGAAGGTGCTGCTATAGTTCGTGTGCGTATCACTGGTGAAACTGTCGTTTGTTGGGTTGGGTTGCGCATTCAGCCCTGGTATAGCCCCGCCATTGCTGCCGGTCACGTCTACCCAGGAGCCTGCATCCACCCGTGCATCCACTCCGAGCGTGGCACCCGAGGCCAGCGCGACGTTATTCCAGGCCACGACCGAGCCGCCTAAACGCCCCACGTTCGTGAGAGCCAGCACAGGTGATATGCGATTGCCTGATGCGGTTACCTGGCTGACTGCCCACATGCTCACTGCTTGCAACACAGGCGTCACACTCGCATTCGGCGCGGTGAACGTAAAGCGCAATTGCACGCTTACGCCAACTGTGCTTGTGCCAGGCGGTAGGTTTCCGATCTGTCCGCCTTGCGCAACCGCTTGCCAGGTAGAACCGCCATTGATCGTACTTTCACAGATCAGCGAGCCGCCGCCTGGCACGATGGAGTTCCAGAAGACCGCGCTATTGCCTATTGTGCCAAGTGCATTCAGCGACACCGCCGGCGAAATCCAGGTCCCGGTGAGCGCGTTCACCACGCCAAAGCTGTCAAGGAAGCCTGAAAGCGTCGAGCCAGTATTATTATAGAAATGCAAGCCAAGGTTGCCGGCTGCTGGATACGTCGCGTCATTCGCGTTGATGTACAAGACATCATCGACAAATACCTGGTGATTGTTGCCGTTGACTACAATTTTGAGCGTATACCAGTTGCCAGCCGTTAAGGTAACGGCAACGCTAGAAATCAGCGTAAATGTTGACGCGCCCCCATTGGTTCCACGGCCAAGTTGAACAGCAGTAGTTGAGAGATCTGCGGCGTATGCATATGTGTTGTTGGCGTTGACCCAACCAGTTGTCCTATACACAAGACCAATGGTTGCGTTAGTAACTGGTATCTGTACCGCTACCTGCGCCGTGAAATTCTGGAAACTGGCCGTTCCCACATCGTAGGCCAGAAGCCTGGCTTTCATATCGGTTCCGGTGCCAGTCGTCAGTTTCAATTGGCGCTTGAAGTCCGCTTTTGCCGGTGAAGCTGTGCCGAACATCTGTAGATTGGGAAGGCCGGCGACACCATTTATATCGTCCCAGTCGAAAAACATGCCGTCGAGTGTCACATCACCATTGGAGATACCACCAAAACGCGTACTATACGCCCAGTTCTTTGTGTTGCTGTTCGTGCCAGTGTTGAAGTTGGCGGTCGTATCATAGCTCGTCAAACTGTTGACGGTGCCTGAGATATACGCAGTTGTCACTGTTGTGGTGAGTGTGGAAACAGCCGGAGAAACTTCTGGTGTTGGCCCGGTAATAGCCAGCGCAATTTGCGTGTAGATGCTCCGACCGGCGATATTGAAGCCCGGCTGCAAGTCGGGAATTGGCGCATTGAATGAAGCCGGTTGGAATGTCACCTGATTGTCTATCGACGTTAAAATCGTGACCGTGGTTCCAGTTGGCACTGGCGGTGCATTCGCACCTGACACCTGAGAGGCAGACGTAATCCCCGTAGGAACCACTGAGGACCAACTGACTTGAGAAGAATTCACCACCTTTGCAGCATCGATGCTGATCGCTGGACTGATGCGGCTACCTTTCTGATCGTAGGCCGTGACTGTCTGGACTTGCACACCCGAATAGCCATTGTTGCTGACTTGCGCGCTCGTCTGAAGTGGAGCGTTTCCAGGGTCGTAGGGATGTGTGGTACTGTCGTACAGTGTGACCTGGGTAATGCCGCCATTGGTGACAATGATGTTGCGAAAATATGCCTGATAGCTGCCAACACTGTCGCTCTCGAAGCTGATATCCGCAAAACTCATCGTTTTTCCAGCGAGCGCGCTAATATCGATTTGACGCTGATACCATTGGTCGGTCGCAAAACCGGAAAGGTCGCCGCCAGGATGCGCCTTCATGCCGTATTGATCGACGATGCCTTGACTGTTGAAATCGCGCAGCGTGGTTCCATCGCTACACACGAAATCAACCGCCGCTTGCTGCGCCGCGCTCGTCGAGGAAATCCACACATCATAGAGAAGGAAGTCACCGCCTGCAATCAGGTGCGAACCACTCCAGATTTTCCAGTAGAGAAACGCATTGTTGCCGCTGATTGCGCACGTGCCCGTCATCTTGATCACGTTGTAGGCGTGCAGGTTGAGTTGATTGTTGCGCGCATCCACAGATACGAGCGTGCCCGCGGCAAAGTTCGCGGTCGTGCTATCGGTATTGGTGACGTTCGTTCCTGCTGGCACCAGCTCCAGATCGCCATCGTCGACGTTGGATGCGCCCACCACGCCCGTCAATGTCCCTGCGTTGAAATCGGTAGCTGTTGTGTCCCGATCAAACGCATATTTGGCGGTGATGCCCTCACTTGCAAGCGTGTTGAGCAGTTGGCAGAACATGACACCGGCGTAGATGTTTTGTGCCTCCGGCCCGTCGTAGGTTCTCTTCTCAGCCAGGTAGTGATTATCCCTCACACCAATATCAGTAATGATGAGCGTGTTTGGACTCACTCGATCCTCTATCGCCGCACTCACAAAGCCGGTGTATTGCACGCCGTTGACGCTGTCGGTGATGCTGACGGGCTGGCCTTTGGTGTAGTGGTTGGAGCCACTATCATCACGCACCTTGAACATAAGGGTGGATACAGCGCTGATCGCGTCACTTTCCTGGAATGAGCTTTCCAGGATTTGCACAGGAACGCTGTTAATGGCAACGGAGAGTGTACCCATTATGGCGCGCGACCTCCTGCCCCAAGCTTGAGACGTACAATCCGGTCGGTAGCCCTGGCGTTGACCTGTGCCAGTTGCACGCTATCCACTTCTAAGATGAACGTCTGCGTACCGCCAACGCCGCCTGAGCTCGCACGTGCCGGAACGACACTCTCCCCTGCATGCACCATCGCAAGGCCGGTTGACTCGATGTAGCCGCCTGAAGCCAGGTAGGGGATCGTCGGAATGTTGGGGTGGATGTGGACAGGCCCTATGTCTATCCCGATG